AACAAAACCCACGCATCCGCTTCATCGTTGCTTATGATTTGATTTATTTGATTTCCGCTTTGTTCTGTGAGGGTGTGGAGCACTTTCCAAAAGCGCGGACCCCAGGCCTCGCGCGACAAGCCGATTTGTTTAATCTCCAACGCCATTCCTTATGATTCTGCCGTAAAATTGATTGAGGCCCCGCACGCACAAGTCGGCAGCCAAAATGTCAGTGTCCATTCCACAAACCCTTCTCGCGACCTTACAGGCCGCATTTGACGCCGAAGCCAAGCGTGTTGCGCGCGATGCCGCAAAACTCTTGCGGGTTCCTGAAAAGGATGTCCTCGAAGTTATAAAGAAAGTTCCAAAGGTTCAATTCAAAGTCATTGACGACTCTGAGATTCCCACATCGTGCCCCATCTTCAAGCGCTTGGCATCAACAGTTCTTACACGCTGCCGCGCTCCTTGTATTCTAGGAACGGGGCGGTGCGCACATCATCAGAAGCAAATGATCATTCCAGATGTTCCTGATACAAAGAACCCCCTTACACGTGTAAAGAGACTTCAAGAATCAGATCAAGAACTTTGGTGTGATGAAGAGGCGCGCGTAATTTATAATGCGGCGGGAGAACAAGTGGGCCAACTTACGGAAGATGACACGATTGAAATCTATGAACTTGAGGAGACGGCATAAACAGTTTAAACGTATTCTATATAATTACACAACCATGACATCACCGCCTCCTCAGCGGCGGCGCCCTAATCCACCTCCGCCAAAATTTCATCCTGGGATTTTTCCATCCCAAAAGCCAAAGCATAAAAAGTGCCTTGTAAAGTCTTCTTCTCCAGTCCCTGTAGGTCCTTTTATTCCTCTTCTCAAACTACCCGCCGATTTACGCCTTCAGTTTTTATTTATAAAGAAAGGAATAAAAAATAGATTTGAGTATTTAGAATCTGAAAAAGAATCTATTCATCAATTGAAATTTTTTAAAGTTAATTGTAAGATTGATACAGAAAAATACGAAAATCGTCTGAAGCGTCTGCGGTTTTGGGTCCGTAAAGATCAGCATGTGCGTACAATTATGAAACGATTTGTACAATTATGGCTTTATAAAAGATACAAAGACCGCTTCATAAATACAGAAGATCCAGCCACACTTGTAGAACCTCGAGCACCTGTTTTTCTATTTGATCCGAAAATGAGGGGGACATATGTATTTGATGCGTTTTCTCTTCGCAAATGTATACAAATGAATTTAACATTTACAGATTGGATGTTTCCAGAACCGGCCCCACCAAAAAATCCCTTGACAAATCTCCCTTTTACAATGCCTCAGACCTTGCGTATTTTTCAGCAACTTCGTGCCGCGAATGCTACAAGTTGGTGGATTGAAGCATATTATCAATCCAAGTTTAGTTTGGACACTATAAAACGGGTATTTGTTGTCCCTCTAAAACTCAACAGTCTTACTGAACTTGTGCGGAATCGTTCCAGTGAAGAGTATATAGAGTATATTCAGGAATTTATAGAGGATCAATTTGATGCGCATGATATTGACTTTACTTCACATTTAACCATTCTAAAGTGGGCGGCCAGTCGTTTGCCCAATGATCCGTATATGATAGAATGGGCGAATGCTATGTATGAATTCAAAAAGGTAAGAATTTTATATTCTATTCCAGATTCTATATCAGATCATCTTTTAATTGATCCGCTCTATTCAATTACCTTGCGTCTTTTTGATAAAACGGGCGAAATTGCTAGACTAGGTCGTCTGCGATTGGCAAGTATTCCAAAGGCTGTACCCCCACCGTCTCAGCAAGTCATGCCACAATCTATATAATTATTCATATTATATATAGAAATGTCCTGGTTTGGAGATATGTTTAAATCAGCATATGATTATGTTTCCGGTACAGAAATCGCCCAAGGAATTGCTGGCGCAAATAGAAGAGCCTCTTATAATACCAATCAAGCACAAAGGAATTGGCTCTCTAATGCACAAGCAAGAGGGAGGGCTGCGGCAACTATGGAACGTGTAGTGGAAGAAGAACTTGATGAAGCAGGAATTCCAAGTGGAAAAGCCCGTTCTAAAACTACAAGAAGTGGTAGTTATCTTAGTATTCCTTATACTGCCGCATCTGGAGTTCAAAGAAACGCACATTTTTCAGCACATCCTGTTCAAAACCCTACTATGCGCGCATCTGCTATAGGACCGTTTCATACAAAAGTTGAAACAGATGGTCAGCCCACATATCAGGCAAGAGCGGTTCCTAGATTTTATCGTGAAAATGGTGGAGTCACAAGTTTTGGAACTGACTATGTTGGTGTCCAAGGTAGAGTTCCAGCTCCCCCAGTAACATCGCACGCCCCTGCTGTATTTGATGCTCTTGGCAGAGGGTATACAGCAGGATTACAACAACATTTGTCATCAAAGCGGACGTATGGAGGAAAAAGTAGAAAAACCGTAAAACGTAGAAAGAATAGTCGTAAACAAAGACGTGGCTCTAAATAATCTAACTTTAAGAAGTTGTGAACATAAATTCTTTCTTATATATAACTAGCAGATTAGATGGACTAAACTTACATTCTTTATAGGCTTGAAAGACTCTATCAAGAATAGATTGTCCTGTTGAACCTGGCTGCGCCTTGACCCATTTTGTAACAACATCCGCGGGTGCTCCCCACAAGTACAGGTTATCAGGAGGAACCCATCCCCTCCACCATCGTTCAAGGCTTGCTCTTGCGCCAGTAGATCCAGGGCCATGTGATTTTTGTTGATCGGCCAAGGACCATTCATCTGGAATATCGCATACTATCCAATGAAAGTATGTATCAAAGAATTCTTCTCGTTTTGTATCATCGCTTTCAATTCCAGCCGCCTTTGCGCGCCACCAAGGAGACTTTTGAAAGTCTTCTTCTTTCAAGTTTCGCAGATATTCAAGTGTATTGACTCCAGTTCCGCGCCATGTCATGCCGAATAGACAGTCATAGGGGATCGCATAGAGGCGGTCTTTCCGAATATTACCTGACATATCAAATGTCAACTGCTCTGGCTCTCGTGTGGAAAGGGGCTCCCATGTCTTGGAGGGCAACTGTTTGACACATGTACGGATTGCTACAGCCGCACAGCGGCCAATGAGCGAATAGGAGCGCATATCGTCTTGTAGGCTTTCAAAAACCAGTTCAAGTTTTGGATCCGTTACCCAATCCATGAGCGGCTGCCAGAAGTCTTCATCCGTAGCGCCCCACGCATTATTCCAAGCATCATAGAGTTTTGATAGGCCCTTCTTATTTCCAGATGCCGCGGCGGGTACTGTACACAGAAGCCACCAGAGACTGCTTTCACGCTCCGTACACCGCGCAAGTTGCCAACAAAGTCTCTGGCGCCCCTCGCGAGTTCCAGATTCCTTTGCCCACGCAACAATCCACGCAAGACGGGAAAGGCCGACAAACATAACCCACGCCGTACAGAGCAGCCGCCGCGCCTCGCCGCCGAAACTGCTGTCTTCAAGTTCCTGAAGCCAGAAGAGCGCATCTACAATACGCTGTGTCTTCAGACTATAGAGCAGCGCAGAGCGCACTTCGTCGGCACGATACAATCTTTGTGTGAGGGACATGGTAGGAAATGATATGGTAGGCTACCTGTGTGGGTTGCGTAAGAGGGTCCTCAATTTTTTTGCGCATATCATCCAGAATCTGTTTTCATACATAATGAATTCGCCTCCCGCACATGAAGTTGTCCCTGGTCTCTGGTTAGGCAATCGCGCAGCCGCTCATGATTTAGATTTTCAGCGCCAACAAAATATAACTACTATTTTCAATTGTACGAAAGATATCACATTCAAACAGGGCGTAGCCCCTCGTATGTATAGAATTCCCCTTGATGATAATCTAGAAGCGGGTGAAATACGAAATCTGGAAACCTGGGCGTGGGAAGTCGCATATAAGATTTCAAACGAACTCGGAACCGGCAATAGAACTCTCGTTCATTGTATGGCGGGCATGCAGCGATCTGCGGCCGCTGTTGCGATTTATCTGGTGGCCAAGTATCGTTGTACAACAGATGAAGCGATTGCGTATATTAAATCCAAGAGGCCAGTGGCATTTCTAGGCAATGCGAACTTTTATAAGAGCATCAAGGGGTTTGAGGATAGTTTGCGTCGCATGATTGCGGAGAAGGAGGCGTATGCGCAGTTTCCAAAGCTGCCGCTTCCTTAGCCCTCACCTCGGCAACAGCGTCGCTACGGTATCCTTTTGATGTAGCCATATTAATTCCCACCCAGGGATTCGTCCCGCCAGTGGCGCTCACGGACCTTCCATTATATTCTGCCCCATATAAATGGCATAGAATATTGTAATTTTCTAATACGCGGTCTGGAATCGGCGAGTGTGTTAAAAGGACAGTGGGCTCAATAGAGTTCTTACTCTTTCGTAAAACCCAGTCCAGCTCATTAAATTGTTGTTCAAAGCAGTCTATAGGTTTCATATATCGCCGTTCCCCATCTGAATTCCAGTACTGAATTCGCATGGCTGGATTTTCAGCCATGGTCAGATGCCACCCCGCGGTGGCTATTATATTTACAGATTCCAGTCGCTCCTGGAATTTCTGACTGAAAACTGTTTTTTTCAGTTTCCAGTCTCTGACCGATATATAATACAGATCTGCCCGTTGTTGCCAGGTCAGAGGATAGCTTCCTCCTGAATATTCCAGTGCCCCTGGAATCCAGTAAACCCTCTGAAATACAGTTTCCGCCCACTGAAAAAAGTCCTTGGTCTGGGGGCAATAGGGCCCCCCAATATTTCCTAGCAAAGCCAAATAGGGTGCGACTGGTTTTACAGCTGTGGCTGGATTTTTACAGTTGGCGAGGAAGAGATTACTTGCGTATTGGATCTTTAGAATGTTGCGCGCGCTCATTGTGCTGAATTCTAGACTGAAATTACTTTAGGTATACCGCAGTATAGTTTACTCTGATTTATAGTTTGCCAGAGTTCTTGCGCTAGGGTCGCTGGTTTCAGGGCTCCATTTTGGCATCCAAAAATAAGGAATACAGGTTTCACCGCCTCTATAGAGTCTATGAAAGAGTACACGATAATAGTAAGCCTCTGCCGTCTTTGGCGTCAGATGCTTGAAAAGTGCCGCCTTTTGTTGCCAGTCGTCGCCCACTTCTTCCAGAGCGTGCTCTTGGCAGATTTGATACCACGATTTCTCTGTACTTGCGCAACCGCTCACGCCATCGCTAAAGGCCTCCTTGGTGCGCCACAGAACTTCATGAGGGAGAAGTCCCGTACCCTCAAACGCCTTACGTAGCACATATTTTTCGCATTGCCCGCCCTTGACAGGTCGGCGCAGAGCAGTGGGGAGGCTGCGCGCTACAGCAACAAACTGCTTATCCAGGAATGGCGTGCGCGCTTCGAGGCCATGGCTACTAATGCTGCGGTCGCTGCGTAACACGTCAAACATGTGAATATCCTGTAACAGTCTCTCGGATTCCGCCTCAAAGGCCTCGTCATTTGGCGCCTTGTAGAAATACAGATAGCCGCCGAGGACTTCATCGGAGCCGTCGCCATTAAATACGACCTTACAATCGGTGCGCCGACGAATCTCGCGGCTCACGAGCCAGTTTCCTACAGATGCGCGCACGCTGGTAATATCAAAACTCTCAATATCACGAATTACCACAGGAATCGCCTCTAGAAAATCGCTAGGCGTCATGACGATTTCATGATGCTCAGACCCAATGTGTTCCGCAACCACCTTGGCGTATTTGAGATCCTGGGAGCCTTCAAACCCAATACTAAATGTCTTGAGAGGCGCGGCACCTTTTTTCTTAAGGTTTCGCTGAACGAGCGCTGCGATGAGGCTGCTGTCTAAGCCGCCGCTCAGTAAAGCCGCCACCGGCCTCTCAGTCATCATGCGCTTTTCAACTGCCGCCTCTAAAGAATCACGAACCGTAGCATAAGGATCCGCGATAGAAGGATTCTTTAGCCAAGGCACCATGTGATACGGTTCAAAGCCAATCCGATTGAGAGTTTTTAAATCATAGGCGGCATAATGGCCAGGAGGAAAGGCCTCCACGATGGCGCATTCAGCAAGAGGCATTGCTTTTAGTTCGCTCGCAAATACAATGCGCTCAATGGGTACACGATTTCCAGAGGGGTCCAGAACCGCGGCAGCACCCGCAGCGGCTTCCCCCTTGCCGAGCACGTATCCAACAAAGAGGGGTCGCACGCCATAGGGGTCTCGTCCGACATAGGCAATCCCTTCCGCAGAGTCTACGATGACAATGGAAAAGACACCGTCCAATGCGCGGAAAAAGGTACGCGCGTCGCCCATTTTTGGGAAGAGTTTGCCAATCACTTCACAATCAGACCCGCTCTTAGTTTCAATCCCATGACGGCTAGCAAGGTCGCGCCAGTTGTAGATTTCCCCGTTACAAATCCACTGCCATGAGCCCCCGCTCATCGGCTGCATTCCATCAGGGTTGAGGCCATTGATGGCCAGACGTGTAAATCCGAGTTGAAACCGATCGCCTTCTGCGGCCCGTGCCGCCTCAGGTCCCCGCGCGGCTAACTGCTTGATCCAGTGTTTGACTTCCTCCGCTGCTAAAGGCTTTCCAAGAAGCGCCCAAATACCGCACATTCTTTATTCATACAACCGCCGCCGTTTAGATACTATAAACATAAGTTAGAAATGCCACTGGAGCAAAGCGATAGACTGCGCCGCGTTCAAGAAAAGACAATTTTTGGCGGGTGGGCTACACAGCAGCAAACGCTACAGCCAGGTGTGAATGTGAGCTCCTGCGTAACATTTTATCAGTCTACGATACACAAGTTTGACACGTTCGAGTACGGTCAGCAAGTGACATCTGGCCGACCTCTATTTAATGCTTGTACGAGCAATCTATAGAGTGATGGATGCCGAGCCGCCGCTGAGAGCGGTGGTGCTCGATAATGATGAGGCCACGGGGTCGTATGGGATCTTATTTGCTTTAATTATGGTATTTCAGCGAGATTCTCTTATAACAAATACGAGATTTAAATGTATTCTGAAACATTTGGCCATTTGGATGTTGACAAACGGCCTATTCAGACCCGGCATTCAAAATCTCTTGTATACTGTGACGGCTCTTCGTAGGCGTGGATTAATTGATATAATTATAATGTATACAAATCAAACTGAAAATCCATATTCAAATCAATACTTGGAAAGCGCTCCAATGTGTATTGCGTTTATGTTTAATTGTATATCTAAGCAGACTGTATTTGATTATATTTTGGCAAAAGATGGGAATTCTCCGCAGGCTGCTCATTATACGCCCAAATCCTTTCAGCGTATTTTAGATTTATTTCCAAGTAAACCAAAGGATATTCGTAACATTGTATTTGTGGATGATATGGCAAGCCCATCCCATATACAGTCTCATATGATTGAACCACAGCTACAGTCGGCAGACTGTTGGTATTCTATTATGCCATATTATCAGCATTTAGATAAAGAATCTGTATATAAATGTTTAAAATATGTTTTAGGAACGGTTGTGCTCGCAAATATGTATATTGAGCCCGTATGGGATGCCTATCGGCAATATCTACCGCGGGGCGAATCATCTGAACTTACAGCAATTCCTATTCTACACTTGTGCGACGAACTCGAGCATAAGTTTGGCTCAGTTCTATAGACGCTCGTCTAAATACTTCCTCTATTTCTCTAAAAAGAAGTACAGGAATGAGCAACCCACCAACGAAACCGACTGCGGAACGAATCAAGGAAAGTATGGCGATTCTTCAACAAATTCAGGAGTTGGGCATTCATCCAACGGATCCATCCTATAAAGAACTGAGTGGCCGCTTCAATGATTGGATTAAGGGCGGCGAGGCGTGGGTAGGCAATGTAGATTTTTACAGGTGGAATCGCCGCGCCAAGGTGCTTCTGCCAATCAAGCCAGGGACAATTGCCAAGTGCGATTTTTTACATCATGTCTTTTAGGAAGGGTTCAATGCCGCGACTCAAGACACGAAAGGCTCTCCGAGGTGGCGCCGTGCCTTATTTAAATAAAAGAGAGTTTGGATATACGGGCATTGAATCTATTATGAATGATTTGAGTCTATATACAATCAGTGCGCATGGTGAAACAACGGCTGATAAATACTTTCTAGTTGTTCCTGAAAACACGTATATTGTATTCAGCGCACATAGCGGTGTATCAGCCTATTCAGGTATTCAAGAGGTTGCGCATTATATGGGCTATGGTCCAAAAGAAAGTCTATATGATTATTATAGAAAATTATATAAACAGTTATTTATGCCGATAGAGGCTCGTAAAATAGCAGGAATTCCGCAATTGGAAGATGATATATATATCTACGAGCCAGGGGATATTATACCAGATTACAAGTTATTCTTTAAAAATATGCCCAATTTTATATTTATGCACGGAATATATTCACTGCCAATTCGGTCTATTTCTGGTCCTAATGCCCAACGACCTTCTGAACACTGGGGTCAAACAAAATCAGTTATAAAAATGTTTCTCAATGAGGGTAAAATAACTGCGGATGATTTGAACGATATTGACCCACGAGATAAAGCCGATATTTTAGAAAGAACTCCAAAAGAATTGGAGAATGGGTATTCTATTTATAATCCTAAAAAGATTTACGAGTCTGCCGCAATGAAAATAATTAATGATGATTGTTGTAATAAAAATCCGGATAATTTAGTATTACAGCCACCAATGAGTAAAAGGCTCCTTTTAAAACAGAATAATGAGTTAAGAATGTCTTATGTTTTAAAGACAATGCCCCTCCAAGAAGGGACAAGCCGCCGATTTTTCTTTTGCCATTTCTGTCGTGTAAGTTTTGATGAATATTTAACATCGTTAAAAGTCCTCTTACGCACGGCATCATTTAGTGGAAAATGTAGTACACAAGATAAGAGTAAAGGATTTAATATGTTTCGTCTAGCAAACACTTTTTGTCAATTACCTGAAGTATTAAAACGTAAAATACTAACTTCGGATAATGGGACAGATTTTATTAAATTTATGAAAAAAGTGGTAAGAGAACCTCCTGGAACTACATGGGATGAGTGTATTCCTGAAGAATTTTTAGAAGCAGTAGAACAACCATATGTTGGCGCTCTAGAACTTGAAGATTTATTATCAATTAACGCAACATCTATATCTTTGAGTAGTCTTATTACAAAATATAATCTTCTAATTAATACGCGTAATGTATATCTTTCCACTCTAAACCGCACAAATTCAAGATTTACCGCAGAAATACAGCGTATAGAAGGACAAGTAAATAGATTGACTGAGTTACGAGATATGCTAAAAGTGTTTTTTAAACCGATTAAAGAGTTTCATTCAAAATATTCAACTATTTCAAATAAAACATATGAAGAATCCAGCATTCGTAATAAACTTAGTAGAGAAATTTATCAAAAACTAAATAGAAAACTTACAACTGCCAAGTTAAAACTAACAAAAGAGGATGGCGAGTATTTAGATCCTCTCAATTTTAATACGACATCAATATGGTTATTAGAACTGTTTAACGAAAGACTTGATGCGATTGAGTATACTGATAAATTTGCGGAAATAAATACAGCAATGAGAGAAAGTATGGATAAAGATGACGAGGATATTCAATTAGATCTTATCCTAGAATTAGGCACGCAGTTTTCGTTTTATATGGGTATTGCGCCGATACCTGCTAACAATAGAACAAGGGTCTTGCCATTTGTAGTTACAGCAGCAAATACAGATGGGCCTATTGTGGCTCCTGAAAACGGCAACGGGGCTGAGGAAGAAGTGCGCGTAGTTACTGAAGAAGAAAATCTAGGACTGGGCGGCGGTTTACCAAGTAAAAAAACCCGCAGACACAAACGCCGATTAATATCCAAAAAGTAGACCTGCGCGCCCGCCAAAAATGCGAAGAATGTTATAGGATTCTGCCCAGATATGAATCCAGAGTCTTTGGCTGCCCGCAATACCAAACCGCAACTCTTTCTTCATGATGCGCCCCATATTGACTTCGCCCATAGGCATGGACGGGCCAGAATATCCATTTTGAACTCCAAAGGGAATACAGTACATGTACCGATTAATCCAAGGAGACTTGCGCTCCTCTAAACTTGGCAATATACTTCTGTACATTGCGCAGTTTTCCGTGCTCGTCTTGACAAATGATCCTTCATATAACAGTTCAATACTTGTAAATGGCTCAGAACCTCTTGTGCTAAATCCTGGCGCGAGAAACCCTGCCGTCGCCGCATTGAGTCCGCTACAATCGGGCCACCAGGGTACATATGCTTCATTTAGTTGTGATTGCGTAAGTGGGGGGATATAACGATACTCACTTGCTAAATCGCGCGTTGCTAAAAAGTATGTATTGTAGGCCGTCGCCCTATAATTCTGCGCCATGAAGAACAAGTGACGCGTGGGATTGGGAAGTTCAAGAGGTATCGTCACATCTTTAAAGCGCTGCGTATCATGTGGCTCAATTCTGTAATGTTGCGTCATGGGAATCTGAATATCGCCCAGACGAAAACGGTTGGCTTCTGGCTTATCCAGATAGATGTATTCGGCAAGCAAATAGGTATCCCCTAAACTGAATGTCTGGGGCATCTGAATTCCTGGAATGGGCGAAACATTACTTGTAATTTCAACTTTATTTTTATAAATACCTAAAATAGTTTCTGTGCCACCACTTGTTGTGTAGAAGGGGCTTCCAGCTATTGGCCAAAGCGCTGAGCCTTCAACTGTACTATCGGACGCCGCCGCTCTTGAGTCAGTATAATAACACCCGTTAATTCCGCGAAACTGAATACTCACACGAACTTCGTCTACATGGATGGCATCAATGGGAAGCGCTGCGCCCAAGTCTCCTTTGGAAAACCAAAAGGGCAGAGGCACAATAACTCGTGTAGGCTCACGAGTATTGCCGAGACTAGTTTCTTTAAAGTCACTCTGAAGACGGCCAATAATTGCGTTCTTATTCACAACTTTTTCAAGAGGAGTGTCGTATTCGTCATGAATTTCCAAGAGGCGGCTGTCAAGTGCTTCAACACGCGCGCCACCGATGTCAACAGTTGCGGATTGAATGAGTGCGTGACCGATGGAGTTCGTCCAACCAAACCGCGGCCCCGCAAAGTTACTCTCACCAACGGCGGCAATAGCAGCCGCTTGTGGCGTATAGATATCGGGCAGCGTCGCAACCAAATACAGTCGCGTAATTAATTCGCCTTTTTTCAGCAACCTACAAACGGCTTGTTGGCCAAATTGAGGCCGCTGCTGGAAATCAATCCTAGACCATTGTGTTGTAAACCGACTGACGCGCATGAGCACACGCACGTAGGCCGAGACATCTTTTGGCCCTAGTTTGGGAAGCAGCCGCATATCTTGCGGGCCGCTGTGTAAAAGTCGGACCAAGGAGGCCACCATCTACTTCTTGCTGTTCTTTCTAGAACCTGGCGTTTATGTCATTATGAACTAAACACGCGATTTGCGATGCCATTCTCAAATCGCACCCAGTTAAGGGACAAGGCAAAGACGCAGACTTCAAATTCCAGATCTTCGTCGCCTCCAGGAGGCCGCACTTCAATGCGCAAGCGCACATCGGAGGAACGGCTCGCATTCATCCATCCGCTAGGATTCTGGCGCGCTGGATATCTCGCAAAGGAATAGCCATACACGAAATTATTATAGGCAGCAATCCCTCCGCGATGTGCTTGACTGATTTGTCGTCTGAAAAAGTCGCCGCTGCCTTGAACCATCTGAATTCCATTTACTTGAAGAGTCGCGCTCACAAGCATACTTTCAAAGGTACGAAATCCAGAATCACTGTATTCAAATTCAAGGGTGTTGCTGTAATTTGTCCATTCGTTATTGACCCGCACGGCCTTGCGCCGAATAAACCAAATGAACTCCTCAACGGGTCCATTGACTTCCAGAGGCAACTGTAAACTCACAATCCCCCCACTGGGAGTGGTCGTCACATACTTTTTGGGTTCATCAAAGCGAAATGTTTGTACATCACGATACATGCGGTCAAAGGGTGCGTGTAAGAGGGCTTGACGCAGTTTGCCGTCCACAAGCATCCCATAGGTTACAAGGCGACAATCTGTAAATTGTGGCACTGTAGAAGATGCGACGACTGTTTGTGAGCCAGCGATACTACCATTCGCATTAATTTTATTAAATACAAAGGATTTACCAAGAGGTGTTTCATTACATGTATCACGAATGCCGCTGGCTATACGCACGCATTCGGAGAAGGGCCTCAGAGTAATTGCCACACGCACGGTGCCCTCTTTTACAGATGTCAATGGGAAGCCGTTGCGCAAGCGAATGCGCTGAAAACTAAAGGGGAGAATACAGGAAATGATGCCGTTTGAAGTTGGAAAGATGCGTTCTTGGGACCAGTTAAGAAGCGTGGGGATAGCGACGCGCCCATTGCCATCCACGCCGACGCCAAATTGTGTATTAATGTCAGAATACAAGAGAGCAAACATATTGGAAAAATCGCCATCCACTGTTTCCAGCACTTGGTCTTCAAGTATAAACTCTGCTTTGGCTATTATGGCTGATCCAAGACTGTTGGCATAATACCACGCCTTTGTAGCGTCGGCATATTGGTATTCACCACACGCAATTTTTTCCAGGACGCTCGGAGGAAACCAATGGCCGAGCCGAATCTGGAGCGCCACTGTAAATAGTAAGTCGCACGCTTTTACAGATCCTAATTCAAAAACAAGTTTACCACCAAATTCAGCAGAACCCTTGGGGACAAATTCTTGAATACACGGGGTGAAATTCAAATAGCGGCGATTGGCGTCGCGGGTAAACCATGATTTATCTGTGTCTAGAGGAAATAGGTCGTCGTCCATTTCATCACGGTCGGCGAGGTCCAGCACCGTCGTGGAATCGCCGAGCGGCCGTGAACTATTTAGATTCATAGTCTCTCTTATTCTGTTAGGAGAGACTAGAATCTATTAGGTGGTTTAATTGGCGTATTTAATTAGCATACTCCAGACCCCCACGCCCATTGCGAATTCTGTACAAGGCCCACGACTCGCAGCAAGACACCATCTGCGCTTGCTTGTAGCCCAGTGTAGGGTCACTGACAATATCATTGAGCCCCACTGTGAGCATGGGTCTATCGGCTGTCGTAAAATTAATGCCGCCACTGGGCTCGCGCGCGGCGGGGGGCTCGTCATCAATGCGCCAACCGCGCGCCCAGTTCATCTCGCAGATGTTTCTTGAAAGACTGCGCTCTTCTTTCGCATCTGTCATCACCTGTTGCCACACATCAGAATCCCACGGACCCTCGCGGAGTTGCCCCGCAATTGTCAATTGAATACTATTGTAAAACTGGCCCTTATTTAATGCGCCGCCTTCAGGGTCTGTAACGGGCGTCGTAGGCGCAGAGTTTTCAAAATCCCAGAGGCGGTTGCGGAAGATGCTTGTCGTATTGCGAAAATAGGTCAAAATACGTTCTACCGTGTAATTGGCGTCTAAGAATTTTACAATGTTCGCCGCGCCGCCGCGGTCAATGGGCGTGTAATCCAGTTGATTGATGCTGAACAAATTATCAAAATACCGGATGTAGGGAATTTCAATTGTCTCTTTCGCCAACTGGTCCCGCGCTTCGTTGAGCAAATACAGTTGCTTTGTTTTCAGTATTATATTCGGCTGCTTCATTACGCTGCGTGGCGGGGCGACTCCAGTAATTTCCCCCCCGCCGTCAATATCTTGTGTAAAGGTCTGCTCCCAGGGACTAATTCTGTATTCGGAAGGCTGCGTAGGTGTTATAATATCCTCTCCATCCATAGTTACACTTTCCACAAGTTGTTCCAAGGGGCGCAGCCAGAGACGGAGACGGAATGTCTGATTGCGCAGACCGCAGAGCGGAAGGCCCCTGTCACCAGGCCATCCACATCCAATCATAGGCAGAGTTAACTTTAAAGAACCAGGTGTCGCATTGTATTGAATACTCCTATAAGAGCCATCGTGAACGCCCGCGAGTTTCTGAGTTAAAAAGGCTTGGTTCCACGAGCCCTTATTTAAATTGGCCACGTATAAGGAATCGCCGCTGACTTCTTGAAGTAAAATCTTGTCTTGAAAGATCTGGATTTTATCAAATAAGAAATAGGCAATTCCATTGACGTAGCCGTAATAGGTTTTATTTCCAGATGCGTCTTCAACATACGTGGGCCGTGAAGTATTGTAAGGCGTCATTTCGGGCGGGAGCCAAGAGGGCAGTGTAATTTCAAGGCTCGCTTCGGTCAAGACGTCACCAGGAAGATTGAATTCAAACTCGCATCGCTGCCCCCAGCGCGCGTCATTGATGGGAACGTCCCAACGATCTTCGGGCAGAGATGCTGGCCAACGGTCATAGGTCCATTGAAACGGGTGAATGGATTCTTTATCATCTTTTGTAAAATAACCATCAAATACCCCACGGGCAGATAATTCATATAACGCGCCATCAATCTGTGTTTGATTGCGCGTTGCCGCCATCCTATTCTGTTGAATAAAGAAGGTTTAGATGCGGAAGCACTAAAAAATTGACAGAGCGCTCTAGAATAGTAAAGGTACACCAACCAACATGGCCGCAAATCTTGTGATTGTAGAGTCTCCAGCCAAGTGCGCCAAAATCCAGGGCTTTCTCGGATTTGGCTGGAAAGTCATCGCGTCCATGGGTCATATTCGGCATCTCAAAGAGGATCTCTCGTCGGTGGGCATTGACAAGGAATTTGAGCCGACATGGGAGTGGATGAAGGAAAAGGCGCAGACCATCCAACGACTCCGTGACGATGCCAAAGGAGCGCAGACGGTTTATCTCGCATCAGATGATGATAGGGAGGGGGAACTTATCGCATACAGCGTCTGCCTTCTTCTGAAACTGAATCCTAAGACCGCAAAGCGCGCTGTGTTTCACGAAATTACAGAGACCGCCATCAAGGCTGCTGTGGCTAAACCGCGCACTCTGGATATGAATCGCGTAAACGCCGCGCAGTCTCGCGCGATGCTGGATATGATGATTGGATTTACGATGAGCCCTCTTCTCTGGAAGTCTATCGGCCCCGCGCTCTCTGCGGGCAGGTGTCAGACTCCCGCTCTGCGCCTTGTGGTGGAACGCGAGCAGCAAATCAAGGGATTCAAGTCTACGAGTGGCTGGAAACTCGGCGGCCAGTGGGCCGCAGAAGGCAGCAAAATGGTCTGGGATGCGCATCTGCTGGATGAACTTGAGGACCGCGACTCTGCTGAAACGCTACTGGAAATGTGTCATGACAAACCTGGCGGCGCCGTCACGGAGGCTGCTACGAAGCCTTGGACGCAGCAGCCCCCGCAGCCTCTGATTACGAGCACGCTTCAGCAGCAGGCCTCCAGCCTCTTTCGGATTTCTCCAAAGGAAACTATGCGTGCGGCACAGAAACTGTATGAGGCAGGTCATATCACATATATGCGCACGGACAAGGCGACGCTGTCTGAGGAGGCCACGCAGCAGGCTCAGGAGTTTGTCAAGGCAACGTATGGCGAGGCATACGTCAATGCCAGCGTAGCGGCAGTGATACCAGCAAAGAAATCAAAAAAGACCCCCACCACCGATGTAAAGACGCAGGATGCGCACGAAGCGGTAAGACCCACGCACATGGAGGCACGCTCTCTGCCGCCCACGGAGGACTGGTCGGCTCGTGAGCGCAAACTGTATGAACTCGTCTGGCTGCGCACGATTCAGAGCGTGATGGCTCCCGCAAAAGGCGACCAGCGCAGCATCACGTTTCTTGCGGATGGTGAGGACTCGGGCGACTTTCCTTGGCGCGCCTCCTGGCGCAAGACGACCTTTGATGGATGGCGCAAGGCCGCCACACAGGAGACGACCGATGCCGAGGACCAACCGCAAGAGCAGGAGGCGACAAATCTCCAGTGGGCTCTCGCAGAATCGCTCAAACCGGGCTCGCGGCTGACCTGGCAGACTCTCACAGCAGAGCCTCATAATACAAAGGCCCCGCCCCGTTACGGTGAGGCCGCGCTCATCAAGGAACTTGAACAGCGCGGCATTGGACGCCCTTCAACATTTGCGAGCCTCATTTCAACGATTCTGGATAAGGACTATGTCAAGTGTCAGAACTTTGAAGGCAAAGAGATTACAGTGGAGAAACTCACGCTTCCTAAGCCGAATGTGTGGCCTCCGCAGGTCACGCCAATCAAACAGAAACTCGGCGCAGAAAAGGATCGCCTCGCGCCGACGCCGCTTGGTCTCAGCGTTCTTGAATATCTCCTGCGTCACTTTGATGATCTCTTTGAATACGGCTTCACGGCGGCGATGGAGGCGCGGCTGGACCATATTGCGGACGGCACGGAGCCGTGGAAGAAGGTGCTAGAAGACACGTGGGAAACCTATAAGGAACGGTATACGACTCTATCATCAGCCTCGTCCGCATCTACACGAAAAGAAGGAGACCGCCGTCGTGTATTTGAGGATGGTCTTATCGCGATTCTGGGCAAGAAGGGACCTCTGCTGCTGCGCGAGTCCCCTGATGGAGATGAAAAGAAGACGGTCTTTTATGGGTGGCCAGAAGACGCTTCATTCCCGCAACTGACGCAGGAAGAAGCGGCGACCTTTGTCGCATCGCAGAGCAAGGATAAAGAGGGCGAGACTCTGGGAGAACACAATGGGTCGCCTATTGTTCGTAAACGAGGCAAGTTTGGCACATATGTGGAGTGGAATGGGAAGCGCGTGAGTTGCCAAGAGACAGACGCTCTTTCAGCGATTATTGAGAAACTAGAAGCGTCTGCGGCAACGTCAAATAAGGTCGGCGCATACGAGATTCGTCAAGGGCCATATGGTCTGTACATGTTCAAGACGGCACTGACTGGACCTGCGAGAAAGTTTGTGAGCGTCCCTGCGTCAATTGACATTTCTACAGTGTCCGAGTCGGACCTTAATGGAATTTACCAAGCGGGTCTGGAGCAGAAAAAGGCTAGCAGCAGCGGCAGAGGGCGCGGTGGCTGGCGTGGCCGCGGCCGCGGAAGACGCGGGTCGTAAAAAACCAAAAAGGCGGATAGAAGATGGCCGAGGTATCCTCTGCTGCGCTACAGCAGCAAATTACACGGCTTGAGCAACTTGTTCAAAGCCAGCAGACAATTATAGAATCCTTACAACAGGGTCGCTCTTTTTTACATCAAGGCCTATCAACGCAAATTGATGAACAAATTGACGCAGCGGCAAAAATGCGAGGCACGATTGGTTCTGAATATATGAATATTACTAAGTTTATTTCAAAGCAAATTACGCAAGGTATGTTACGAATTCAAGAAGAAACGACACGACTTATAACGGAAGCGACCCCTGTAAAAACGATTCAGGATCTTGAAAAAAAATATCTGTTAAAACCGACCACAACGCTTGATTTAGAGGTGCTTTCAAATCGTCTAACACTTCTGGAAACCGGTGCTCTCAACAAACCAACACCAGCGCCTACACCGGTCTCAACATCACAGGAAGAGTTGGACCGTTTGAAGGAGCATATACATCATCTAGAAACCGTATTGCTACAAGAGGTTCAAAAAGCCTACAAGACAGTTTATAAGCCAGGAGATTATGGTGCTCCTCTGGCTAAAGTACAGGCTCAGATGGATTTATTGAGGCAGGAAATATCTACTATGAAAGCGGTGGATGGTCAGAGTCTCGCAGAGTCCCTTTTGGCAAATACAGTTTCCAGTTTGCGCGGCGAATTCAGACAGCAAATGGCAACCAAGGCTGCGCACGTAGATCTCCGCAAATTCCAGACGGATATTTCCAGAATTGAACAATTCAGTCGCGAGGTCCAAACTGGATTCTATGATATGAAGTCAAAACAAGAACGGGCTCTGGAGGAAATGACGAGCAGATTTTCAGCAGAATCGTTGGATGCCATGGAGGCAAAACTGAAAAGGAATACTGAAATTCTTCTTGCGGGGATAGCGAGAGAGCAGCAGCGTGCTTTTAGCGCGCAGCAGAGCAAACTTGAGGAGACTGTAAAAACTGTACTGGAAACTGGAAATCGTCTGGAAACGGAAGTGAAGAGCAAGTATGGTCCAGAAGTTTTAGCGCAACATATTCGGCAAGTCCAAGCAGCAATTACAGCAAAGAATACTGAATTCCAGGAGACTCTTAATACAGAAACAAAGAAATCACTGAGTATTATGTCTCAAGAGATAGATGCCTTGAGGAGACAGCAGAAGGAATTTACAGCCAGAATTTCAGCGGAACTGGATTCCAGCGCCTTGAAGCAAAAATACAGCGAGTTTTCAGCCGAACTGGAAAAACAGACTGAATATTTCGGTAGCTGGAAAACCAATCTGGAAACTGTAAAACGGGAGCAACTTGCTGCTCTTGCTGGGTTAGAGGGGCAGTTTTCAGAGTACAAGCGGCAAGTCAAGGATACAGATCTAGAAATTGCTGGAATTCGCAAGTCTATTGGAGACGCAAAGCAAGTTCTGAAGGCAGAGTTGGCAACATGGATGCAGGAGCGCGAGGTTATGCTTCAAAAGAAGTTTACAGATACGGCATCTGAAATTCAGCAAGTGCGCGATAATTATCTTCTGCTTCAGAGCGATATGTTTGCGCAATTACAGGAGCATCGGCAAAAGGAGAAGGAAAAATATGCGGAATTTCAAAAGACCTTGTGGGGCAAGTTTGAGGGCTGGCTCACAGACCGCAATGAATATTTGGCGCAACGAACACTAGATATGAATAAACAAATTCAAGCCACTGTGGCACAAGCAAATAAGCGTGAAGAGGATTTGTCTGTGTTATATAGTGAAAAGACACTGCGCGAATTTGTATTAGAATGTGAGCGCCGTTTGCGTTTGGCACAGGATAGTTGGATGACACGTCGTACAGAGGAGTTACAGTTGAAATATTCAGAAATAGACAGAAATTCAGCCTTCTTTAAACGCCTCGCTACTGAAGCAGAGGCGCGCGAGGCCCGCTTGGCGGAGCAATATGGTGAGAAGGTCATGAAGCGTTATGTGTCACAAATTAGTATGAAGTTGGTGGCATTCCAAGCGCTGTTACGCGACAGGGAAACGGGTGTCAATACAAAGGAGAAACAATATGCTGGTCTCACAAAATGTTTCTATACGGCAATTTTTGCGAAACAAGGGCTGCCACATGATAGATTGGCACCAGTAGAAAATAAGATTCCAGGATGGCGCTATATTTGTTTTACGAATGTGTCTATGGAGCCAGTGGAGGGTTGGCAGATTGTGCGTGTATGGGCATCTTCCGCAGCTCTGGAGCCGCGCCTAGAAGCGAAGAAATACAAGTGGTTGAGTCACGAGATTTTGGCAGATTTTGATATTGCCATATGGGTTGATGCGTATATGGCGCCAAATCCAATGTATAGTGAACTCTTGAAACAATGGATTATGGAAATGGTAGAACAAAACAAATACATCGCACATAGGCCCCATGATGATCGTGACTGTGTATATCAGGAATGTGATGCGGTGGTAGAGTATAAGCGCGAAACCCCTCTAAAGGCCGCAAAGGCACGAGCCCTCTTAGAAGAAGCTCAGGTACCAGAACATGGCGGCCTATTTGATACAAATATTGTAGTGCGTTTCCATAAGCAATCTACCGTACAAGATGTATCTGAAAAGATATTTGAACACTTGAAGACTGTAACCTATCGCGATCAATTGGTTGTACCACTTGTATATCACAAGGAGCAATTTCAAGAAATTCAAAAATATCAATTATTACGCGCATTTAGTAAAACAGGTGAGCATGTACGCATGGCGGCGCAGTAAGGTTTGAAACCTTAAAAAGAACGATTTTAGAATATATATATCCTAAAATCCGTCTTGCGGATGTTTTCTTTTTTTCTTTTAGTCATTAGTAATTTTGTTTTTCTTTACTGCGCACGTATATTTACGCGGTAGCCTCCTTAGGCGGTAGCCTCCTTAGGCGGTAGCCTCCTTAGGCGGTAGCCTCCTTAGGCGGTAGCCTTCTTGGCGGCGCGCTTCTTGGGGGCCTCGGCCTCCACCACGGGCGCGGGGGCGGCTACGGGGGCCTCGGCCTTCGCGGCCTTCTTGGCGGTCTTCTTCTCGGCCACAGCGGCTACCACAGGGGCGGCGGCAGGGGCACCACCCTTGCGGCGAGCAGAGGCCTCAGCCACGGCGCGCTTGTAGGGGGTCTTGGCGTCGGCCTTGCGCATCTCCTCCCACACCTTGCGCACCTCCTCGTGCCAGGCCTTCAGCTGGACGGGGGTCTCGCCCTTGGCGGCCTTCTCACCGGTGGCGGTCACGCGGGGACCACGGCGGCGGCGGCGCGCCTTCAGCTCCTGGCGAGCAGCGCGCTTCAGGTCCTTCAGACCCTCCTCCAGTTTAGTGATGCGTTCAACGAGGCTCAGTTCAGCGGATTCAGTGGCCATTTTCTATACTCCTATACTTCTTATTGTTCGGAGGTCTTTAAACGCACTCCAACCGCGTCCAACTGGCTCCCACTCTTGCGGCCCAACCGGGGTTTAGAAGGGTGCGCCACCAACCGCGTCTGCGTCAAGAGGAACCGGGTCGTCAAAGCGCAAGAGGGAATACAGTGCGTCCGCGTGCGTTTGATTATACTCCTCGCCCATGTCAACCTTGCGAAGTGCCGTCTTATTTTCTGAAGTCGCCACCTTAGTATTGAATTGAATACATAAGAGATTTTCAGAATTCGGGCCTAACCATGTGATTTTGCTCGTAACGGCGCCGCTCACCGTGTCGGGCCAAACGCTGCTTGTGCTGCGATCATTGAGGCCTTCAACGATCGGGCAAATAGTATTTTTACAGAGAGGTTCGGTGGAAGGTTGGAAGGGTATGAAATTCAGGGAAAGCGTCGTGGTGACGGTCCCATCGGTGACTTCCGCACCAGGATTATTAAATACCACTTTCATATCAACTGGTTTTCCTCTTACGGGCGGGTCGGGTGTCATGGCCAATTCGGTCAATTGAAATACAGTTTGCCCGGCCCCACAGTCTTTTATGGCTGCGTGTGTGCCATGTAGTGTTCCGAGCGCGGCAAGAAAGAGATTTACAAGTCTTGTAAACATTCTTCTAGTAGTCTGTGAGTAATTTTCTTTAGGATATTTAGAAATGAACAACAATTCCAATTCCAACACAAACTCCAATGCGAGTTCTGTAAATACGGCTACACGTGAGCGTATTAATGCCGCTATTGCGGCGTATATAGCGGGTGTTGGTTCAAGGGGGGTTTTTAATAGACGCAGAAATAACAATCACAAGAGCGCAAATGGAAATAATAACAATGGCAACAATGGCAACAATGGCAACAATGGGAATGGAGGTAATAATGGCTATAACTCGAATACAAATAGTAATAATTCAACTGTATATACTAATAATGGTAATGTCAATAATAATAATCTTGCTGCCGCTCAACAAGAAAGAGAAGCTTTTATGCTACAGGGTTTAGAGGGTAATGAAAATAATAATGGCAACGGATTTCAGAATAACAATGGCACTGTGTATAGTGAAGCAAACGAATTAAATGGAAATGGTAATAACAACTCAATGCTATCTGTATTAAATAACAATAATAGAACATTGTATAATGGAAATAACGGAACCAACCAAAATAACAATAATCGCAGAAGTATTCTGACTGCCCGCAGTGGCGGTGATAGAAGACGCAAACGTCGTCACACGAAGAAGCGTAAAGTTCACAGTCGCAAGGTTCATCGCAAGCGTCACACGCGCAAATAGGCGTCGCAAACTTTAATACATAATACAAATATCCGCATATTCGTATTATTTACTGTAGAGTGCTTAATAGCAGTTCTTCTCGCCCTTATTGTATTTGCCAAGCAAGCATGTGGAGCGGCACGCACCAGCCACGCGCACCTGGCCCGCAGGGCAGTCGCGAGTTCCTTCAGCGGGGCCCGCTTCAAATCCTTCTAGGATGCCATAACTCTTCAAGCAAGACAGTACGAGCACAAACACCAGGGCGTGGATGATTGCCGCCGCGATGCTGGTCTGGCATGAGAAAAACAGACCCTTTGTGCCAGCGGGGATGGTCAGGATTACACCGGGGGAAAGCAGGAAAAATAACGCAGCAAGTCCAAACCAGTTCATTCTGTTATACAATAGTCATTTCTTGCCGTATTCCAGAATATCTATCCCCATAGACAAAATCCTCCACAATATCATTTGTAGAGTCATTTGTTTCAAAGCGGTCCCATAATTCAGTGGCCTCTTTTTTAGCCGTATCCGTTTTCAGTTTATCCTTATAATCCTCAACCCAGTCCACCATCATATGATAAATGTCGCTGGAACTCGCACCATCATTCCAAGCCCTCAGTATAAATTGATAGGACTCGTAAATATTCATTCTATTTGTCTATATGCTCATATATTTTAGATAGGGTTCAGTGGGGTTTCCAATACTTGGCGGCTATACTATGACAAGACCCTATTTCTTTTGGATATGGTTTGAAATCTGTATTTTCATTGTCCATCCAGCCCCAAAGCACAAGTTCAAATCGTGTATTGTCTTCATTTCCATCGCAGTACTTACAATAGTCTTTATCGCAGCATTCATCAATAGAGAGCTGGAAATAATAGGTTCTAGTTCCACAAAAATTCAAAGAATCCTTTAAGATAGTTTGGTCTTGATTTTCATTATTTTGTGCTATAAATTTAAAGAAAAACTTGTATCCTAAATACATATCTGTAATTGTATAGGAATCACGAAATGGCATCCAGTTATCTTTTTCAAGAAGATCTCCATTTTCATATTCGCTCTTAATCCATGGCACGAGCTGTTTTTGAATCTCATCTCTGTATTTTTCTTCAATCTCTTTACCACCTATATCGTAGCATCCTGCCTCGCGCACTTCTAAATGTTTTACAAGAGTATTATTAAGAAACATAGATTCAAAATTGTGTATCATGTAATCAAATAATTCGTCGCCGCGTTTTAGAAATTTTGGCCAATACCAATCTTGACTCCAATCTTTTTCCTTTGGGCGCTCAAAGGGATATGGTTTGCGCGGCCGTCTACGTGTTTGTGACCGTTGCGGGGGGTCTTCCATCTCAAGTCCTATTTAAATTTTTCAGTGAAAAGTTTAAATAGGCGGGCGGAATTTAAGAATCCAATTTGTTAATATTATTTGGAGATAAATTATAGGTATTTGTATACGGATTTTTATTTGGTTGGGCCCTGTTTGATTTTCTAGTCAATTTTGAACTCTTTTTGAATCTTTCTTCGCGTATTGCTCTAAATGACTTTTTCCTATTACGCTTATGATTTAGCGCTTGCTCTGTACTCTCTACAGGACCCATGCGACTACCCTTATTTTTTCTTGTAAAATATATGTTACGTTTATTCATATTATTTAAAATCATATTAGTTTTATTATGAATGGGAACCATTCTACCATTACCAATATAATAATCTGGGTCATTTTCATCAAAAAGACGATTTAATACAGTAATAATTACATCCATCTCTTTTTTAATTTCATCATCGCATATAAATTCAGATTTAACTCCTGGAGTTATTATACCATCTGCTATAGAAAACACGAGCGAGTTAGGTTTATTTTCAGAAAGTTCAACTAAAATAAGTGCGTAACCAAATTTTTTAAACTTTGTTTTTGATATAAGTAGGTGAG